CTTCAATTACACCTACCAATTCGGTAACACCTGCGGTATCAATTACACCTACTACATCGATAACCCCTTCAATTACACCTACAGCTTCATTAACACCTACAGCATCGATAACACCTACCGCATCGATAACACCAACAGCATCAATAACACCTACTGCTTCAGTAACACCTACAGCTAGTATTACTCCTACAGTTAGTATTACACCTTCGTTAACTCCTACAGCATCAGTAACTCCTACAGCGTCTATAACACCTACTGCATCGATAACACCTACAGTTAGTATTACACCTTCAATTACACCTACGAGATCAATTACTCCTACGGCGTCTATAACACCTACAGCTTCAATCGCTCCTACAGTAACACCAACAAGATCAATTACTCCTACGGCGTCGATAACCCCTACAGCGTCGATAACACCTACAAGATCAATTACTCCTACTAGTTCAATTACACCTACTGTATCCATAACTCCGACCCCTACACCTTCATCTAGTGTACCTGCAAATAATCTTATAACAGATTACAATGATGATATAATAACCGATTATGATAATGAGATTGAACCGTTTTATTAAGGCGCATTTACTAATTGCCTATAACTATAATTGTAGAAATCTCTGCATTCAGTATTAAATAATTGAAATGGCTTCAGATAATAAAGGTGTAAATCAAACCGGGTTTTTTAAGAATATAACTAATAAACTACCGTACCAGTCTTTAGACCTTAACTCTGTATTATCTCAGTTAAATCCTAAGTACGAGGTATTTCAAGATACAGGTTCAAGAAGAACTGAAGCTCTAGCACGCCAATCTGTATTTTATGATAACGATTATAATAATACCCCGTCAGGTTCTATAGCAAAAGGCGGCATATATAATGACTTAGTATATGCTAATATACAAGTTGATAAAGGCCCTAGAATTTTAGATTACAGAATAATGGCCGCATTTTCTGAAGTCAGTGATTGTTTAGATGAAATTTGTGACGAGTGTATTAATAAGAACGATCATGGTGATATAGTTAGATTACATTTTCGTAACATAGAATTAGATGAACAAGATAAACAAAAGGTAGATGATGAGTTTAAAAAATACATTCAAAACTTTGAATTAGAAAAGAAAGGTTGGGAGTATTTTAGACAGCTATTAATTGAAGGTGAAGTCTATTTTGAACATATTGTTCATAAAGCATATCCACAAGAAGGCGTTTTAGGTGCAGTACAACTACCAACAGAATTAATTGATCCTATTTTTGATAATATTCAAAACATGATTATCAAAGGTTACATTTTACGTAAACCGATTTTTGATCCAAATAAACCAAACAAGATTGAAAAGTATGAGTTTATTCCAATGGATAAAAATCAGGTAACGTATATTAATTCTGGTATCTGGAATCAAGACAAAACATTTAGATTACCTTTTATTGAGAATTGCCGTAGAGCTTATAGACAACTTTCGTTAATTGAAGATTCAATTGTTATATATCGTTTAGTAAGAGCTCCGGAACGTCTTGTATTTAACGTTGATGTTGGTAATATGGCACCACCAAAAGCGGAAGCTTATTTACGTAAATTAATAACTGAGTATTGGAGTAAGAAAACATTTGACGTTAATCAAACATCCAACCCAGTTCAAAAATTTAACCCACAATCAATGTTAGATAGCTTTTGGTTTGCAAAACGAGCCGGTAGTGATGGTACTTCAGTGACACAATTAGCTGGTGGAGCAAATTTAGGTGAGTTAACTGACTTAATGTATTTCGTAAATAAACTTTACAAGTCATTAAAGGTTCCAACTAATAGATTAAACACTGAAAGTACATTTAAAGACGGTAATGAAATATTAAGAGAAGAATTAAAGTTTGCTCGTTTCATAATTAGATTACAACAAGGCTTTGCATCAGGTTTAAAGAATGGATTTATAACACACTTAAAGTTAAAGGGGTTATTAGAAAAGTTTGATATTAAAGAACAAAATTTACATTTAGAAATGAATGTACCTACAAACTTCTATGAGTTAAGAGAGAATCAGAAGTTAGAGTTAAAGGTAACTAACTTTAATAACTTAGCTGCTAATCCTTTTGTTTCAGCAACATATACACAAAAGAAGTTATTAGGTTGGAGTGATGTTGATATAAAAGCTAATAGAGAATTTTTACGCAAGGATAAAGAATTAGAATGGGAATTAAATCAAATTCTTAATGGTGGACCTAATTGGAGAGATCAATTGACTCCAGCAAGCGGTGAAGCACCTACAGGTGGAGAAGCATCTCCACAAGGCGGGGCAACACCTCCAGCGTTTGGTGGTCCAGCAGCAGCTCCAGGTGGAGAAGCACCGCCTCCAGAAGCAGGAGCTGAAGCAGCCGCTCCAGGTGGAGAAGCCCCTCCACCACCTGCACCAACAACCTAAACATAAATAACATATATGTCATCTCCTGAACGTTGTGTAATAACACCTATATCTGCTTTTCAGAGCTCAAATTTATCAAGTAAGATAACATCGTTCGATAAGCTGTCAGATAGAATACTTAGAACGTTAGGCTTTCCTATGATCAATGTTGAGGTTCATAGAGACCAATTAAATGATAATATAAGTTTATCGTGCGAGATGTTTACTAAGTTTGCAGGGTATACTAGAGAGTATTTGATATTTGATAGTAGTTTATATATACCTAATTACGGATTGAAGTTAGATTCTCTCTTTACAGCAAAGTCTAGTGATAGTTATCTCACACAAATTAAGAATAGACAAAATCCTAACTCAACAAGCAACCCACTCTTTAGTAAATATATTGACAATCAAAAGACAGTATACACTGCAAACAGTTCTATACCAGCTCAGTACTTTACGCTTGTTACAGATTTGTCAGCTACTTTAAGCGCTGGTATATATGCTAATTCTGTATTTACTTTATCATCATATGAATATATAATATCAGTTGCACCAACATTACCACAATACTTTACCCGTAGTGCAAGGTATGATATAACACAATTAGGTAGTGAAATATCTAGCCCTAATCCAGTTTACCTGAATAGTTTTGATTATGATATAATGGACTATAGAAAGGTAATTGCAATTGTTGATATGGAAGAAGGTTCAACATCTGGTATCAATACTTTATTCACGATGGAACAAACTCTAGCTCAGCAAACATATTTTAGCTACGCAATGGGTAATTATGGCTTTGATTTAGTTAGCTGGTATGTATTAAAAGATTGGATGAAAATGCGTGAAAAATTACTATCAACTAAACCGTCATTCGATTTTGATGATAGAACTCAAATTATGAGATTATATCCACAACCACAATCTTCACAAGGACAAACGATACAGTATTATGGTGTTATACAATGTTATGTTGAACGACCATTGAGGGATGTTATAAAAGAACAATGGGTATATCAATATGCATTAGCTTTAACCAAAATTGTATTAGGTAGAATAAGAGGTAAGTTTTCAGGTACAACCTTATTCGGCGGGGGTATGGTTAATGCTGATATGCTTGCGGAAGGTATAGATGAAAAGAAAGAGCTTGAAAAGCAGTTATATGAAGGTGCACCTGGGTTTGGTGATGCAGAACCACCTCTGTTCTTTGTCGGCTGATATTAAATAATTGTGTGAATTTTAATACCCTATACAATTTATTAGTTGAAGCAAATGGTGATCCGTTAAAATATGTTGCAAGAGGGCCAGCTGGTTTCTCTGGTAACACAGGTATTGACAATCCACAAAAATTTACTCCTACTGATAAAGGTCCTGGAGATAAAGGTATTTATATTGCAGCAGATGCTCGTAGATTAATATCAATGGCATTTAGTGTTACTCTAGCTGATACAAAAGCAGGTAGCCAGTTAAAAGATTTAGTTGAAGAAATTGGCAGCGTTTTATTTGAATTTAAGAATAGCAAACAAGAAGCTCAATCAGCAAGAAAACAATGGGAGAGAATACCTAATGAAGATTCTGATTTAGTGTTTGATCTTAAAGAAAGAGAAAAAGAGTATCTTGCAATTGCAACCAAAGCAAAAGAAAGAATAGAAAAATTAGAGCCATTCTTTTTTAAGAAACTACAAGAGTTAATAAAAGACGGTGCAACTAATTTTGTAAAGGTTATGCAAAGTAAGCCTACTCGCAAAATATCATCATTAAGTGATTTAGATGATGCTGTTAAAGTAATGGGTGAGGATAAAGTTAAAGTGGTTAATTTTCTAAAAGATATATATCGGGGTGAGAAAGAGTTCTTACCATTGTCAAAGTATATTACTTCACAAAAAGAAGAAGGACAAGACCCCTTACCTAGTCTTATAACAATGTATAAATCGGTTGCTGATACAATGTCTCGTAAAGGACTAGTTAGCAATCCAGAAAAGGTATTTGACTTTTTAGCAGGTACAGGTTCTAAAGTAAGGTCAATTGTTGAACCAACAAAAGGTAGAGTTGCTATGAAAAAGAAAGACCCAGCGTTAATGAAAGTAATTGCGCTTATTAAACAAGGTAAATTTGATGAGGCAAAATCAGCTACTAACTCAACACAATTACCAAATGATAAGAAAGCTGAATTAATGATGAATATAGAAAAACTTAAGTCCGGTAAGATGACTGAAGCTGATGTTATTAGACCGTTATATCAAGTATAATAATGACTCATGGATTCAAACAAGGTATTTTTAAACCCCAAAATAGTGCTAAGTATCTAGGATCAACCTACCCAATGTACCGGTCAGGGTGGGAATTAAAATTTTTTAGATGGGCTGATTTAAATGAAAATATTTTATGTTGGGGTAGTGAGACTATAATCATACCATATATTAATCCTTTAGATAATAAAGTACATAGATATTTTGTTGATAACTATATTGTTTTTAAAGATAAAGCTGGCAATAAACAAAAGTTCTTAATTGAGATAAAACCTAGTAAGCAGGTAAGCAGACCA